GTGGACAAGCGATACATTTTTAGTAACTTTATTGGATTTAGATGTTGACAAATAATAAAAACCAGTGTATAATGCACACAATTAAACAGCCAAAGGAGGAAATTTTATGGCAGTAATACAAGGAAAAGCCTATTGGGCATCAGTAACTACACCTAATACTACTTATGAGCCTGTGTATACAGTTGATTTAGTAGTTGATGAGTCAGTTGCAAATGACTTTGAGTCTCGTGGATTTAGAGTTAAAAACTTATCCATAAAGGATGAGTCAGGTAGTGAAACACCTGTTGGTAGAGCTATTACCATCAAAAGAAAAGTGAATGGACCTAATGGAATGGTCAGAAACGCACCTAAACTTTTTGATGCTAATAAAAATCCTATGGATGAGATAGTTGGAAATGGTTCAACTGTCAAAGTTCAATACAACGAGTGGGAAACTGATAATAAATATGGTAGCTTTAAAGGATTAGACTTTCAAGCTATGCAAGTAATTGATTTAGTACCTCTTAAATCACAAGACGGTGCTGAGTTAGACCCTTATGGAGACGGGGAGGAATTTTAATATGCTTATAACAATTAAAAACGATGACGGAACATTCACTTATGATGTTTCAAAAATTGAAGACGAACAAACTAAGACTAATGCTCAAGTGACTATCAATAAAGTCGGAACATTGGAAACAGTTTTAGAAGCTTTAAACTTTGCGAGTGCAACACACAGGGGAAATCTTGAAGCCCTCTTAAAGGATACTCCTGAAGCAGTGGTAGAGTCTGAAGAAGAAAATGTTGATGAGGAAACTTCAACCGAAGAGTCTTAATTAACATATTGTATCTCCAAACTAAGCCACTCTGAAATATGGGTGGCTTTTTTATTTTATGAGGGTAATTATGGAAAAAACAAAATTTGTAAAGTTTCACTTGCCATGCCATGAGTGTGGTAGTAGTGATGCAGTATCAGTAAACGCAGATGGGTCAGCTAAATGTTTTAGTTGCGATAAATTTTATGTTAACTATGAGGGAAAAGTAACACACATGAATAACTACACACAACAAACACCACAAAAAACACAACAGCTAAATGCTCATGGAGGTATTTATGCTAAACTTACTGACAGAAATATTTCAAAAGAGACAGCACAGAAGTATGGAGTAAAGGTTGTCTATGATAGTCAAGGTCAGTTGGCACAGCATTTGTATCCTTTCTTTATCAATCATGAGCAATGTGCTACAAAAATTAGATATGTAAGAGATAAAAGATTTATATTTGAAGGCAGTATGCAAGAGTCTGGATTGTTCGGTCAAAATTTATTCAAGGAAGGTGGTAAGTATCTTACGATTGTTGAAGGAGAATGTGATGCTATGGCTACTTATGAACTACTTGGTTCAAAGTGGGCAGTAGTATCTATCAAACGTGGTGCAGCTTCGGCTGTAAAAGACATAAAAGAAAGCTTAGAATATGTAGAAAGTTTTGAGAATGTTGTCATTTGTTTTGATAAAGATAAGGCAGGTGTTGAGGCATCACAGAAAGTTGCGAGTATAATCAAGCCCGGAAAAGCTAAGATTGTTACTTTACCTAATGGTTTTAAAGACCCCAATGATATGTTAAAGCAAGGTAAACATGCAGACTTTACTCGTGCTTGGTGGGATGCTCAAGTCTATACACCTAGTGGTATCATCAGAGTATCTGAAAAGCAAAAAGACTTTTTACACAGAGAACAAAAAGAAAGTGTCCCATATCCTTATGACGGACTCAATAAAAAATTATTAGGCATGAGAGCCGGAGAGCTTGTTACTATTACAGGTGGTACAGGCTTGGGTAAATCTTCAGTAACTAGAGAGCTAGAACATTGGCTCATAAACAAGACCGAAGACAACGTAGGTATCATTGCTCTTGAAGAAGATTGGAAACGTACAGTAGACGGAATACTTTCTATTGAGGCTAACGATAAACTTTATATCGATAGTGTTAGAAACAACTACGAAGAACATACACTTATAGATATGTTTAACAAAGTGTTTAGCAACGATAGAGTATTTATCCATGCCCACTTTGGTGCTAATGATATTGATGCTATTTTTGCAAAGCTTAGATACTTGATTGTAGGTTGTGATTGTAAATGGGTTATCGTAGACCACTTACATATGCTTGTAAGTTCTATGATTGAAGGCGATGAAAGACGAGCCATTGATAATATCATGCACAGATTACGTAGTATGGTAGAAGAAACAGGTGCAGGTATAATACTTGTATCACACCTAAGAAGAATAGACGGAAACAAAGGACACGAGAATGGAATTACTGTAAGTCTTTCACATCTTCGTGGCTCAAACAGTATTGCACAGCTTTCAGATTGTGTGATAGCACTTGAAAGAAATCAACAATCAGAAGATGATTTAGAATCAAGAACAACAAGATTGCGTATACTTAAATCAAGATATACAGGGGATGTAGGTATGGCTTGTTCATTAGTATACGATAAAGAAACAGGTAGACTTTCTGAATATGAGGATGATGAAATATTAAACTCAGCTGATGAAGAAATCATACCATTTTAGGAGTAAACATGGAGTTAGTATTTGATATAGAAACTGACGGACTAGACCCGACAGTTATATGGTGTCTTGTAGCTCAAGATGAAACAGGTAAGTTTTATCATTTCTATGGAGATACTTTAAACGAAGGGTTTAACTTCTTGAAACAAGCAGATAAAATTATAGGTCATAATGTTTTAGGATATGATATACCTGTTATTAAAAAGCTAACAGGCATTGACGTTTATCATCCCGATAAAGTAATTGATACTTTAGTTTTATCTCGCTTGTTCAAACCTACTCGTGAGGGTGGACATAGTATAGCTAAGTGGGGTTATAAACTTGGCTTACCTAAAAAAGATTCACCTGAGTGGACAGCTTTCACAAAAGAAATGTTAGACTATTGTGAAAGAGACGTTGAAATAAATTATAAATTATTTAATTATTTGAAAAAAGAATCTCTTGGCTTTTCAAAAGATTCAATTATTCTTGAACATAATATTACATATATTCTTGAACAACAAAAACAAAATGGTTTCTTGTTTGACGAAGAACAAGCCATGCTTTTAACATCAGAACTATCATCTAAACTTAAAGAGACTGAGGACAAAGTCCATGAAACTTTTAAGCCTATATGGATAGATGATAAAATGGTTACACCTAAATTAAAAAAAGATGGTAAACTTTCTAAACAAGGATTGACACCACAGGAATATACGGATATAATAGAGGGTAGGCTCGAAAGAAAGCCATTCATGAGAAAGACTTTACAAGAGTTTAATCTTGGTTCAAGACAACAGATTGGTCAAAGACTGCAGGAGTTAGGGTGGAAGCCTAAAAAGTTTACACCCACAGGTAGACCTATAGTAGATGAGAATACTCTTAAAGAGATTACTCACATAAAGGAAGCAAAGCTTATAGCAGACTTTCTACTTTATCAAAAGAGACTAGCACAAGTTCATTCGTGGATAGATGCTGTCAAGTCTGACGGTAGAGTACATGGTTCTGTTATTTCTACAGGTGCTATCACAGGAAGAATGGCACATAGAGACCCAAACATGGCTCAAGTTCCTGCAGTTTACAGCCCTTATGGAAAAGAATGTAGAGCTTGTTGGACTGTGCCTGAAGGTTATAAACTTTTAGGAGTAGATGCAAGTGGTTTAGAATTAAGAATGTTAGCACACTATATGGCTGACGAGGAGTATGTAAATGAAATTATCAACGGAGATATTCACACAGCTAACCAAGGATTTGCTGGACTTGAATCAAGAGATAAGGCGAAAACTTTCATCTATGCCCTCATATACGGAGCAGGGGATGAAAAAATTGGAAAAATCATTGGAGGAAGTAGGAACTCAGGTAGAGCATTGCGAGAACGCTTTCTTAGTAGTCTCCCTTCACTTAGAACTCTTAAAGAACGAGTTGACCGAGCATCAGAAAAAGGTTACCTCAAAGGATTAGACGGAAGAAAAATTATATTAAGGCATAAACATGCAGCCCTTAATACTTTATTGCAAGGGGCAGGTGCTATTGTAATGAAACAAGGATTAGTTATATTAGATAACCTACTAAAACTAAATAGCATAGACTATAAGTTTGTAGCAAACATCCACGATGAATGGCAGATAGAAGTTCCTGAAAGTAAAGCTGATTTTGTAGGAGAGTTTGCTGTAAAAAGTATTAGAAAAGCCGGAGAACATTTTAATCTTCGTTGTCCTTTGGATGGCGAATACAAAATAGGAGGAAACTGGAGTGAAACCCACTAAAGAAGATAGAAAAAAGTTTGACATTGACCTAGAATATGGTACAATAAGAGAAGAAAAGGTAGCAGATATGCTTACCAAGAAAAAGATAGAAGTAAAATCTGAAAAAGATTTATGGCAGAAAACAGGAAACATATGTATAGAGTATGAGTCTTGGGGTAAGCCGTCAGGAATTAGAGCAACTGAGTCAGACTATTGGTTTCATAATCTTTGTGTTGGAGACAATGAGTTTTGTACATTAGTGTTTAAAACAGATGTTCTTAAAACAATTGTAGATAAATTAGATACGTTTAAAACAGTAAGTGGTGGAGACCACAAAGCAAGTAGAATGTTTCTTGTTAATTTACAGAAATTATTTTCATCGGATGTAATTAAAGCATTCAAGGAAGCAGATAATGCCGAAAAAGAAACAACTTAATACACTTGTAGACGATATATATAAAGTTCTTGACTCTCTTACAGAGGGTAATGAATTAAATATATCTGACAATATGTATAAAGAGTTTGGTAAAGACATGGAAGATGCTCTAAGACATTGGGCTACTCCTCAAACTCAAACAAAAGAAAACTTAAGAATGTCAAACATAGGTAAACCTGAAAGAAGATTATGGTTTGATGCTCATACTGATTCAGATACAACAGAAAAGTTAGCACCTAATGTACAAATAAAATTTTTATATGGACATTTGCTTGAGGTTTTAATTCTTTTCTTTGTTAAACTATCAGGTCATAACCTTACTAACATGCAGAAACAAATTACTGTAGATGGTATTAAAGGACATATGGATTGCATGATTGATGGCGAGGTTGTTGATGTAAAGACAGCATCGGGATATGCATTTAAGAAATTTAAAGAAGGAACTTTAAGTGAAGATGATGCCTTCGGATACTTGTCTCAACTTGCAGGATATGAACATGCTGAAGGAACTAACAAAGGTGGCTTTCTAGTTATGAATAAAGAAACAGGAGAGCTTTGTACTTACATACCTGACGATATGGAAAAGCCCAACATAGTTTCTAAAATAGAAAACGTAAAAGAAATCATTGTAAAGAATGAGCCACCTGACTTTTGTTACGACCCTGTACCCGAAGGTGTTTCAGGCAACATGAAATTAGCTAGAGGTTGTACTTGGTGTCCACATAAAATAGAATGCCATAAAGACTCTAACGATGGTAAAGGATTACAAGCATATCAGTATGCAAAAGGACCAATATATTTCACGAATATTGTGAAAGAACCTAAAGTAGAAAAAATAAAATTATGAACAGAAGAAAATCAAAACAAGTAAATAAACTTTCAGTGGACTTTGTTGTTGAATGGTTAAAGAGTATGCTTATAGAAGAAGAACAAAAGAAAGTATCTTCAAAAAATTATCATAAGTATTTACCTAAAGATACTCATGTGTACGCTAATAAAAGATACATAGTGTCTGCGTATACCCCACGATGGTTTGCTAAAAGAATTAAAAAAGCTTTAAGAAAAAAAGATATAAATGATATTACGTACTCGGATGTAATCTAATGGTAGGCTTTAGAAAACCTAGAAAGGTTAGACCAAAAGAGAAAGATGTTCCTAAAGGATACGACTCCAAATGGGAACACAAATTGCATACAAGTATTTTACAATCTTGGGAACATCATTCAGATAAAATACCTTATGTAGTTGAACATAATTACGAACCTGATTTTGTAAAGACTATAAATGGTAAAGAGTATTTGCTTGAAGCCAAGGGTAGATTTTGGGACTACCAAGAATACAACAAATATGTTTGGATTAGAAAATCTTTAAAACCAAATCAAGAGTTAGTGTTTTTATTCTTGACTCCTTATTCTCCTATGCCTCAAGCAAAACGTAGAAAAGACGGAACAAAAAGAACCCATGCTGAGTGGGCAGAAAAAAATAATTTTACATGGTATAGTGAAGATACTTTACCAAAGGAATGGAAGAATGGTTAATTATAAATTTAATGAAGATAAAATTTTAAATGAAGTTAAAGCATATGTAGGTAACACTTATGACCAACATTATGCTAATGGTAAGTATCAAGCTACCGATATGATTATTGATTCAGGATATGGAGAAGGTTTTTGTATTGGAAACATTATGAAATATGCCATGAGGTTTGGTAAAAAGAATGGTAAAGATAATAAAGACTTGATGAAAATAATTCACTATGCTATAATAGCATTACACGTAAACAATAAGGAACAAGACAATGGTTGAAGATAAGGTAGGAAAGAAACCCTATTTAGGTATTATCATTGATTATGATAAAGAAAAAACATTTGATAAATTTAGTTTAGATACACTCAAAGATAGATATTTTTGGGAAGGAGAAACACATGCACAAGAAGCATTCGCAAGAGCATCAGTCTTCGGAGCCACCTTCAAAGGTGAGACTGATTATGAATTGGCTCAGAGACTTTATAACTACAGTTCCTCTCGTTGGTTCATGTTTAGCACTCCTATACTTAGCAACGGGGGAACCAGTCGTGGGCTTCCTATCAGTTGCTTCCTCAATTATGTTCCTGACAGCAGGGGTGGTTTATCTGCTCACTATGACGAGAACATTTGGTTGGCTAGTTCAGGTGGAGGCATCGGTGGATATTGGGGCGATATTAGGAGCAATGGTATTTCAACTACTCATGGGAGTCGTTCTACTGGAAGCATTCCTTTCATCCATGTTGTAGACTCACAGATGTTAGCCTTC